CGGTTTAGCAAAAGGTATTAAATCAAGCAGAAAAAATGTGATTGATGAAATAAAATTACTTACCGGCGATATGAGTGCTTTGATGAATTTGAGAACTGCCAGTTATAGAACAGCTGCTAATAGCACTATCGGTAACAAATCAACAAGTATCACACAGAATGTAAACATTGATAATAGCTACACCGGAGGTAGTATTGAAACGCAGAGGAATGTGTCTAATGCAATGAAGAAGTCTGCATCTGATGTTACTACATATATGGCAAGAGCACTTGCATATTCAAGGGGATAAATATAGCATGATAAGAAAAAGATTGAAGCCTGTGGCTATAGATGGCATTACATTTGATGCTATGCTCAGTGAACAGAAAGATTTGAATGCAACAATTCCTAAGTATCCTGTAGAAAATGGTTTTCCTATATCTGATACGATTATATTAGATCCTATCAGTATACAGATGACATTATATATAAGCAATACTCCGGTAACATTTTTGTATAGGCATAGTAATTCTATGGATAGAGTTAAAAAGATTTGTGAACAGATAGAAAAACTATGGTTGTCTAAGAAGCTTGTTAAAATAGTGACTCCTGATACTATCTATACAGATATGGGGCTTACAAGTATAAGCATAAAAAAATCAAAAGAGCTTGGGTATGCCAGAGAGATTTCTATTACAGCGACAAAAGTTAGAATTACTAATACAAAGACTGCGAGTATTCCTGATTATGTACTAAAATCCGGACAAAGTATGGCAAATGCAGGAAAATCAGATACAACAAAGTCTTCTAAGAAGAAAGGTGGAGAGGAAGAAGCAACGAAGGATAGTTCAGAAGTGGCTAAATCAAGTGGAAGTGGAAGTGAAAATGAAAGCAAAGATTCAAATCAAAAGAAAGATTCAAAAAAAGGTCATTCCATATTATATGGAGTTGCAGGTGGATTATTCAAAAAGAAGAAGTAAGGAGTTTATATGATTTATATAGGTGTTCCGGATATGAATGATAGTATATCAACTATAACTATTGATGATATTGAATATAAGCTTAGATTTACATATAATGAGACCTTTGATTATTGGAGCTTTGGAGTATATGATGCGAATTTGTTTCCTTTAGTATCAATGATTAAGATTGTTCCTAATTTTCCACTTAATTTTCCATATACAAATGTAAATTTACCTGATGGTGATTTTGGATGCATATCTGATTTAACGAGAGTTGGAAGAAATGATTTTGTCAATAATCTTGCTGACTTTGTGTATATACCAAGGAGTGACTTAGAATGAAAAACTTTTTAAGAACATATAGTATTGTGTGTGGAAGCAAAGATGGAAACGGATTTGAAATAGGCAACAAGGTTTCAGATGATGATGTTTTACATATATCATTTAGTGTCGAAAAATCTAATTCAGAGACACCAAATAATGGTAAGGTACAGATATGGAATTTATCGCCATCCAGTTTAAATGTATTGGATGGTAAAGATTGTATATTGGAGTTAAAAGCCGGATATGGGAATAATCGTTCTGTTATCTTAGTTGGAAATGTTGTATCAGCAATCACAACACTTGATAATGCTGATAGAATGACAGAGATAGAGGTTGTGGATGGAAAGGTCGAATTATCAGATACTTTTTTATCTATATCTAAGAATGGTATTGTTAGTACTAAGGATCTGTATCAAGAGGTTGCAGATACAATGGGTATATCTGTTATATACGCAGAGTATCTGCAATTCCCTAATTTCCCAAATGGATTTAGTTTTATAGGCTCAGCGAAGAATGCATTGCATAAGATTACTACTGCATGTGGTCATAGCTTTACGATTCAGAATGGAGTATTGCAAATAACGATACCATCAAAGCAGATCCAAAGTAGTGCATATTTGTTATCATCAGAAAGTGGCTTATTGGGAGTTCCTAAAAAAATAACGATAGAGTCAGGTGACAGTAGTAGCGAAAAGAAAAAGACAGGATACGAGATTGAGTACTTGCTTAATGGTGCTATAGGAATAAATGATATTGTTAGAATTGAAAGCAAAGCATTAACAGGTGATTTTCTGGTTATAAAAGTCACTTTTGATGGTGACAACATGGAGGGTGCATGGAAGTGTACGGCACAGGTGATAGCGATACAGTGAAAGGAGAAAAATGCTACAAGAGTTTGCACAAGAGATAGATTCAACTGTTAGAGCTGAGATAGAAAACGTACATACATCTATCCCGGCAAAGATTATAGATTTTGATATTACTAAATGTACTGCTACAGTAAAGCCGTATGGTTCTTTCAAGTTTAACGGGGAGTATAAGGACATGCCTGTTATAAGCGAAGTACCAATTATGTTCCCTTATTCAAGTAGTAGTGGTATTGGTATTACATTGCCGGTTTTAGCAGGTGATGACTGTATGTTACTGATATCAGAAGTAGAGCTGGATGAATGGCGAAATGGTGCAAAGACTATAGTGCCGCTTAGATTTGATTTTACAAGTGCTGTAGCTATATTAGGACTTTGTAAAGCTCAACCTCAAGGTATCCAAGAAGCTGTAAATGAAAGAGCTGTAGTTATAAGTGCCGGAAGCAATAAATTAGTGCTATCAAGTAATAAGATAGTTATAAAGGGTGATGTTGAGATACAAGGAGCTATTACAGCTAATAATTTATAGAGGTATTTTATATGGATATAAATTTAAAAGATGGTGACTTATATGTATCAGAGCATGGAGATATTCTGTTATCAAATTCCATTAAGCAAAAAATACAGATTAAGATATTGTGGATCCTTTTGGAATGGAAATGGAACAAAGAAGAAGGTATAGATTATTTTAACTATGTACTTACTAAGAATCCTGACATAGAGATGATAGAAAGCACATTACGGGAAAAAGTTTTTGAGATAGAAGATGTAGTTGATGTTATTGATATTGAGATAAAAATTGATGCAAGAAATAGACGAGGTATTATCTCATATGTAGTAGCTACAGATGAAGAAACTATAAGAGGGGAGGTGACTGTAAATGGCAAAGTATGGTTTAACGGATAGAGGATTTGTTATAAAACGTTTAGATACAATTTTAGATGAAATACATGAGGAACTGTCAGATGGTTTTGGGGTTGATACAAGAATCTCTAAACCATCTTTTTTAGATGTATTGGTAACCACATTTGCAGGACAAATAGCAAATTTGTGGGAAGTTGCACAGGATAGCTATTATGCCAAATATCCCTCATCTGCCACAGGTGTAAGTTTAGATAATGCCATACAATATGGAGGCATTAGAAGAGAGCTTGCAGCAAGAACAATATATCCCCTACATTGTACAGGTATTGACGGAACTGTTGTAAGGAGACATACTCCGGTAGCTACAGATACTAATCCTGAAATGAGGCTTTATGCAGTTAATGACTTTGAAATATCAAGAAGTAAGTTTAATAGCTGTAGATTAAAGGTTGTAGCAGTTGAAAATGCCAACTATAGCATTACTATCAATGGTAGTGAATATATTTACACTAACAACTCAAATGATAAGGCAGCCTTAGTGACAGGAATTTCTAATTCATTACATAATAGTGATTTTAATGTCAGTATAGATGGTGATGGCATAATAATATCAGATAAGTTATTAGGAAGGGTTTCAAAGTTAGTCTTATCAAGTAATTTGACTACAGACTATGTTGTTACCATAGCTAATTTTGAGACTGAAAAATATGGGAAGATACAACTACCAAATAATGTGATTACAAAGCTTGTAGACAATATTGCAGGGTTTTCAAGTGTTACAAACAATCTTAAACCGGTTTATGGTCGAGAGACTCAAACAGATGTTGAACTAAGACAGGCATATATTGCTAAGTCGGCATTGAGATCAGATACCATGATTGATAGTGTAATTGCTGAAATTTTAAACAGTGTTCGAGGCATAGAAACAGTATCAGGGTTTGAGAATGATACAGATTTTGTTAATGACAGGCAGATGCCACCACATAGTATTGAATTTGTTGTAGAGGGTGGAGATGATTCAGAAATTGCAAGTGCAATATTAAGAAAAAAGGCAGGAGGTATTCAAACATACGGAAGTGTTGTAGTGGATGTTCCGGGGAAATATGGTGATTCTATTCCTATCAAGTTTAACAGACCTAAGTATATATATGTTTGGCTAAAGGTTGTATTACACTGTAAAAGAAGCAGTCTACCTGATAACTACAAGAAGATGGTTAGCTCTTTGATTGCTGAAAATAACAAGAAGATAACCACCGGAAAAAGTTTGTTCATTCAGACTTTGATAGAGAGCTTATATGAGGCTATACCTGGATTAACTTATGTAGATATTCAAAGTGCATATAGTGATGACTTATCACATGTACCAAATGAATCTGATTACGTAGCAAAGAATGTTATTGTTAATACAAGGCAAAAAATAATTCTTGGTGAAGATAGAGTAGAGGTAAGTTGTGATGAAAATACATAATGATTGGATTTGCGATTTACCTTCACAGTTTCAAGGAAAACAAAATATAGAGACATTGATTAAGGCATTTTCCAGGCAACTTGAAGATGTCTTAAATGTTTTTAAAGAGCTTGATACAAAAACGGATATAGATGTTGCTGAAGGAAAAAACTTAGATATGGCAGGTAGCATAGTTTCTATGTCAAGAGTTGAAGCTGCAAGTTTTGCCGGAGTAGATGTCAGTAATCCATTAGCATCTGATGATATTTATAGACGTATTCTTACATACAAAAAGCTGAGAAATACAAATTCATGCACATACTATGACATCATAGAGGGGTTACAGTTGATATGGGGTACATCATCACCTGTTTACTATCAAGAAAAGCCGGAAAGACCTGCTACTATATTTTTGACTATGCCAAAGCAAGACATAGATGCCACATACACAAGTTTCTTAAAGACATTAAATATAAAGCCGGGAGGAGTTAGCCTTGTCTATGAAGCCGTATACGATGACCTTTTTTATTTAATGTTCTTAGAAATATTCAAGGTAAATAAATTAAGACTCGGTATAACATTGCCTATAGCTCAGAGGAGCGTTGCAAATGGCAAAAGCCATATCTTCATAGAGAAGGAAACAAAACTTGCTATACGAAGTAAAATAAGCCTTATACAAAACTTTAATTACGAGGGAGAAATAACAATAGATAAAAACCCTTGGACATTGAATGGTGAAGTATTGCTTGATGGTAGCAAGAAGTTGGATAGTAAAATTTGGAAAGAGAGGATATAAGCATGGCAAATGCAGTTATTTTAAATCAGGCGAAGCTTAAATTGCTTAGAGCTAGAAGTGGTGATATTCCATTTGCAAAGATTACACAGATGGCATTTGGAACAGGTGGTGTATCAGCTGGAGGTGAAGTGATAGAGCCTAACGAAAATGCAACTGGTTTAGTTCATGAGGTTCTTAGAAAAGCATTGGATTCACATTCTTTTGATAATAACAAAACTATGAAATATACAGGTACTATAAGGAATAGTGAATGTGTTGGAGAAAAGATAAGTGAATTGGCATTGATAGATAGTGATGGAGATATAGTATGTATCAAGACATTTTCTGCAAAGCAAAAGGATGCTGACATAGAAATGACATTTGATATCTATGATACTTTCTAGGAGGAGATGTAATGGTTACTATTAAAACAGACAGTATCCGTAGATTCAAGACAAGTGACAGGGCTCATGCTGATTTATTCAATGCTGTTTTAGAGGATTTAATAAGCAATGATATAGAGCTTAGTAAAAGCAGGATTACCACTATAGTTGAAGTACTTGCTACAAAATGGGAAGGTAGTAGCATCTTTAAACAGAGAATAAATATTCCGGGAATACGGGCAAGTGATACTCCAATTATTAGTCATAGCTTAGAAGATAATATATCAGATACAAGTGTTGTAAAGGATAGGTGGAAATCTTATAGCTGTCTTGATAAGGCAGTAGTATATGATGGATACATAGAGCTTATATGCTTTAGGAAAAAGCCTCAAAAAAGTTTTTATCTGGCAGTAAAGGAGGTGTAAAAGATGGCTGATGCGATACTGATGGCAGGTGGCACAGGTGGAGTTACATCTGATGATGTTACAGCCGGCAAAGCTCAAGTGCTGAAAGGATATAAGACAGTCACCAGAGATAGTGACGATGAGGTGGTGGAAGGTACATTTCCGGTAACATCTGATGTAGATTCCAGGCTGGAGCTTTGGTATTACAACGCTCATGGTGAGGATTGCTATGTTACAAGGATACCTGAAGGAGCTTATATAAGATACTATAATTCGGATGGTACACAAAGTTGGGAGCCTTGGATAAGGATATCAAGGCAATTAATTAAAAACGCAATTAACTATCATCCTGAGTTGACACTTGAAAATGTGGTTACTTGTGGAGAGCAAGGTAAAATACCAATGGTTGACACATCACAGAATAATTATACAAAGACAAGAACCATTGAGTATGGATTAGATAAAAATAGAAACGCTTTTTACATGCATTTACCACAGAGAAGTGCATATTATACAAGAGGTGATAATTTGCCTCATGTGG